CTCCCCTCACCAATAGTTTCCCTACATGAACATCCGAAACCGCGTCAAATCGCTCCGTATGGTGCCTGCCAGCGACCTCCGGCCCAATCCGAAGAACTGGCGGACGCACCCCAAGGCACAGGCCGACGCGCTCCGGGGCGTCTTGGCCGAGGTCGGGCTGGCCGACGCCTGCCTCGCCCGCGAACTCCCCGACGGCTCCCTCATGCTGATCGACGGTCACCTCCGAGCCGAGACCCTTGGCGACGGCGACGTACCGGTGCTGATCCTCGATGTGAACGAGGCCGAGGCCGACAAGATTCTGGCGACGCTCGATCCGCTCGCCGCGATGGCTGAGAGCGATGGGGCAAAGTTCGACGAACTGCTTCGCAACGTCGATACGGGGAGCGAGGCGCTGCAGAAGATGATGGCCGCGACGGCGAGCGACGCGGGGCTGTACGACACGCCTGCCGAGCTTGGCGAAGTCGAAGCACCGGAAGACTTCAAGGAAGTCGACGAGAACATCGAGACTGAACACGAATGCCCGAAGTGCGGGTATCGGTGGAGCTGATGGCAGTCTGGTACGCGAGCACTAACGAAACTGGTTGGCAGGCAGGAAAGCGTTTTTCAATTGACCGGCCAAGCGGATGTGTTATGGCGCAAGGGCTGGCCGGTGACAGGCTCGGCAACTAGTTCCTGTTTAGAGATTCAGACAGACAGACAGACAGACAGATGGACAAGCCACTATATCGCGTACCGCTGATGACCGAGATCGCGGCGTTGCCGTGGAACGGCTTCAACGCGATCAGCACGTTCAGCGGCTGCGGAGGCTCGTCGCTCGGATACAAGATGGCAGGCTTTCGCGTCTTGTACGCCAACGAGTTCATCCCCGCAGCACAAGAGACGTACCGTGCGAATCACAAGGGAACGCTCCTCGACACGCGAGACATCCGCAAGGTTCAACCGAAAGACATCCTCGACGCCATCGGAAAGCAACCCGGTGAACTCGACATCATGGATGGCTCGCCGCCGTGTGCGTCGTTCTCCACGGCAGGTAAGCGAGAAGCAGGGTGGGGGCAAATCAAGAAATACAGCGACACGAAGCAACGTACAGACGACTTGTTTTTTGAGTTCACCCGGCTCCTGACCGGAGTGCAGCCAAAAGTCTTTGTCGCCGAGAACGTCTCCGGCCTCGTCAAAGGAACGGCGAAGGGGTACTTCCTTGAAATTCTCGCGGCCCTCAAGGATTGCGGCTATCGCGTCAAGTGCAAGGTGCTCGACGCTCAATGGCTCGGCGTTCCGCAGACTAGGCAGCGAACGATCTTCGTAGGAGTTCGCGAAGACCTTGGCGTTGACCCGGAGCACCCGTCGCCGCTGCCTTACCGATACACAGTGCGTGATGCACTGCCGTGGATCGTCAAAGCCGTGCAAGACCCGAAGGGGCAGTTTGCAGTCCAAGAAGCTTCGGACAAACCCGTGTTCTGCATCAAGGCAGGAAGTGCGAGCCATGTGTACGTCGAAGCAGAGTCAGACATCAGCCGCTACTGCACTGGCCGCGAGTGGGACAAACTCGCTCCTGGCGAGCAGAGTGACCGGTACTTTAACCTCGTCAAGGCTCACCCAGACAAGCCGGTACCGACGATCTGTAGCAGTCACGGGTCTGGCGGCATTGCTTCCGTGACGCATCCTATCGAAAAGCGCAAGTTCGCTATCGCCGAACTGAAGCGACTCTGCAGCTTCCCAGATGACTTTGTGCTGACAGGCTCGTATGCCCAGCAGTGGGAGCGTCTTGGTCGAGCAGTCCCGCCCGTGATGATGTCGCACGTCGCAGCAACCGTGCGAGACAAAATCCTGGCGAGGCTCTGATGTGCGGAATCGCTGGCGGCACGAACATCAGCGAAGACGTCGTTGCAGCGATGCTTGATCGCATTAGGCATCGCGGCCCTGACGGCAGCGGGATCATAAAGTCAGGATGCGTGACGCACGGGCACGTCAGACTCGCACTCGTAGACCTCACGCCTGCATCTGCCCAGCCATTTCAAGTCAGCAGATCGACCCTGACATTCAACGGCGAAGTCTGGAACTACCGCGACCTTCGCAGCCGCCTTAGCGGCGAGTTCAAAACAACTGGCGACACAGAGGTGCTAGCGAAGTGGATGAACGCTCGCGGGCTCGACGGCCTGCCAGAGATCGATGGGATGTTTGCGTTCGCTTGGTCCGGCTCTGACGGCCAGCACTGGCTCGTGCGGGATGCCTTCGGCAAGGTGCCGCTGTATGTCGCCAGACATTGCTCGGGGTTCGTGTGGGCATCTGAACGCAAGGCGTTCTTGAATGCTGGCAAGCCGATGGCTGTGCCTCCGGGGCACGCGTTCAATCTCAAAACAGGCGAATGGCATCAGTGGTACTCCCTGCCTTCCCCCAGCCCTATGCCAGCCACAAGCGTGCTAAACGCTCTCAAGGGCGGAGTAGCAAAGCGGCTCGACGCTGACGCCCCCGTGTGCTGCCTCATCTCTGGAGGTCTCGACAGCAGTCTTGTCTTGGCCCTGGCCGCTGCAACAGGGAAAGAAGTCACAGCGTATACGGCTGTGCTTGAAACAGGCTCAGAAGACGCGAGGTCCGCGAGAAGGTTGTGCAGCGACCTTGGTATCCGGCTCGTCGAAGTGCCGATGAAAGTCGACCGCGATGCAGTCGGTCAAGCGATCGAAGCGATCGAGATTCCAAGCAAAGCACAAATCGAGATCGCAACCATGTGCATACCGCTTGCACGAAGGATCGCGGCCGACGGGTTCAAGGCGTGCTTGTCAGGCGAAGCAGCAGACGAACTGTTCGGCGGCTACGGAAACTTTTGCATCAAGGCTTCCAAGGCGACCGATGCTGAGGTAGTTCAGCTACGAAGAGATGCTCTAGCCAAGATGGCTCGCGGGAACTTCGTGCGATGCAACAAGGCATTCATGGCTGCTGGCGTCGAGTGCCGCTTGCCATTCATGGAACAATCGTTGGTCGAGTCGGCGGTGCAACTCACGAAGTCCGCAAACCCGCCAGGAAAGAAACTGCTTAAAGAGGCTGCTCGCGGCATCCTTCCAAAATGGGTCATCGCTCGCCGAAAGGACACATTTCAAGGCGGTACAGGGGCTTCCGATTGGATAGCGAAAAGCATTAGGAGCCCAGCGCGTTACTACAACGCCGAACTCAAGCGGCGATTCGGATACCTCCCTGAGAACTGAACATGAAAATCCCAAGCAACTGGACGTTCAAAAACGCTGGCGTTGCTGATGGCTTCGATGCCCACGTTCGCGAGCAGCTCCCGTGGTACGACCTTGCGACGGACAGTATCACGCATATTGTTCGGCACTACTTGCCGGAGGGAGGCTTAATCTACGACATAGGTGCTAGCACGGGAAATATCGGCCGGGCACTAGCCCCCGTGCTTGAAGACCGCAAAGCAAGGCTCATCGCGATTGAAGAAAGCCCCGAGATGGCGGCGAAGTACGACGCCCCGGGCGAGGTCGAGTGCACGGATGCGTACCAAGTCGCGTACCAGCCTTTCGACGTAGCCGTCTGTTTTCTCGTGCTGATGTTCATGACGGTAGACAAGCGAAAGGCGCTCGTCGCTAACCTTCGCCGCTCGCTCCGCAAAGGCGGGGCAATCATCATCTTCGACAAGGTAATGCCATCATGCGGGTACTTCGGAACCGTGATGCGTCGGCTCACGATGTCATGGAAACTCAACAACGGCGCGAAGGCAGAGGACATTGTGTCGAAAGAACTGAGCCTCTCAGGCGTGCAACGCCCGCTGAATCCAGGCATACTCGGAGAAGACGCAAGGCAGTTCTTCGCGTTTGGCGAGTTTGCTGGCTACATCATCGAGAACCCGGAGTGACCCATGGGCAAACGCGGCCCCGCCCCCGAACCGTCGATCCTCAAATACATTCGCGGCAACCCGAGCAAGGAGACGCTGAACACAGCGGAGCCGACGCCCGAGCTTGTGCCGCAAGACTTGCAGCCGCCTGCGGTGCTCGAAGGCAAGGCGTTGGATACGTGGAAAGACATCATGCCGAAGCTGGCCCGTATGCGGGTGCTGACCGAAGCCGATGTGCCGACGTTGATGCGATATTGCATCGAGACGGCTCAATACCTTGTGTGCTATGCGAAAGTGAAGAGCGCAGGCGAGGAGTACATCCATTGGGAGCCAGACCCGAACCACGACGATGGCCGGGTGCGAATCAAGTACACGCAGGTCTCGCCGTGGGCAACGCAGATGCACCGGCATCACGCCGCGATGCTGAGGATTGAGCAAGAGTTCGGCATGACGCCGAGTAGCCGTTCGCAGGTAACGACGCATGGCAACGCAGGCGAAGATCCGATTACAGCCTTTGTCAAAAAGCGCGGCGATCAAGCAAGGGCTTGACTACTACTTCGAGCCGAAGAAGGCCGTTCACGCAATCGAGTTTTTCGAGGGCTGGCTGCGGCACAGCAAGGGGCGGTTCGCAGGCAAGCAGTTCCTGCTCCTGCCCTGGCAGCAGGCGATGATTGCCGAGTTGTTTGGCTGGCTGCGGGTAGCTGACGGGCTTCGCCGGTATCGCGTTGCCTATGTTTCGACCGCCAAGAAACAAGGCAAGTCCACGCTGCTAGCTGGCATCGGCCTGTACCTGCTGGTAGCCGACGGGGAGAACGGAGCCGAGATATACGGAGCGGCTGCGGACCGCGAACAGGCCTCGCTTGTCTACCGCGAGGCTGCGGCGATGGTGCGTGCGTCGCCCCAGCTATCGCAGCAGCTTGAGGTCATCGACTCCCGCCGCACGATTGCGTTCCGCCGCGAAGCAAGTTTTTATCGCGTGCTGTCTGCCGACGCTTTTCGCGCGGAAGGCTTGAACATTCACGCTTTGCTGTTTGACGAGCTTCACGCCCAGAAGGACCGCCGCCTGTGGGACGCACTGCGATACGGCGGCGCAGCCCGCGACCAGCCGCTGCTGTGCTCGATTACGACGGCAGGCTACGACCGCCGGGGAATTTGCTACGAGCAGTACCAGTACGCGAAGGCAGTTGCGATGAACTGGAAACACGACCCGACGTTCTTTTCCTGCATTCACGAGATGGAGCCGGAAGCCGATTGGAAAGACCCCGAGGTTTGGCCCCAGGCAAACCCGTCGTGGAACGTGACGATCAAGGCGGATGACTTCGCTCAGGACGCCAAGGAAGCGGAGCAGTCTCCGACGAAGCTCAATTCGTTTTTGCGATACCGGCTCAATGCCTGGACTACTTCAGACGTTCGGTGGCTGTCCCCGGAAACGTGGCAACAGGGCTCCGGCACGCTACGGCACTTCGGTACGCGGCCCGTGTACGCCGGGCTCGACCTAGCCACGACCTACGACCTGACGGCGATGGTGCTGGTTTGCCCCGACGAGGACGGCAGCATCGACGTCCTGCCCTTTTTCTGGATTCCAAAAGACAACGCGGTCGCCCGAGTCGAGCGGGACAAGGTGCCGTACCTCGATTGGATTCGTGACGGGCACATTCGTGCGACCGAGGGGAACGTGACCGACTACACGATGCTGCACCGCGACATCACGCAAATATGCAAGCAATATGGCGTTCGGCAGTTGGCAATCGACTTGAAGTTTAACGGCCAGATGATCGCCAACCTACTGCAAGGGGACGGACTCGATGTGCGAGGATGGCCGCAAGGCGGCCGTGCCATGAGTGCCCCGGCGAAGGCGTTAGAAAACCTCATAACGAACGGGAAGATTCGACACGCCGATCATCCTGTCCTGACATGGTGCGCTCAGAACGTTTCGGTACACGAGGATCGCTACGGAAACATTTACCCGAGCAAGGCCAAGTCTACTGAGCGAATCGACGGCATCGTGGCATTGTGCCAAGCCATCGGGCTGTGGACAACGAACAACGAGAAACCGGTCGCCCAACCGGGCATCCTCATCATATGAGCGTCGAATCCTCCACTCGCATCCTCTGGCTCCCGACCGGCGACGTTGACTCGCGGCATTGGGATTTTGAATCTGGCACTGCCGGCGGCTCGAACCGCAACCCGTCTGGCGTTCGTGTTGACCCCGAGACGGCGTTGCGTTCGACGGTCGTGCTGGCGTGCGTCCGCGTGTTGGCGACCAGCGTGGCCGGCTTGCCCTTGCACCTCTACCGGCGGCAGGCTGACGGCGGCAAGGCTATCGCCCGCGAGCATCCGCTGTATCGCGTTCTGCACATGTCGCCGAATGGGTGGCAGACTTCGTTTGAGTTCCGCGAGCAGTTGATGCTGCACCTGTGCCTGCACGG